TTTGTTAGTATATTTTCTTTATCCTTTAATGCATCATACCCTAATTTTCCTGCTGTTAGTGTGGCAGCAGCAACTACAGGAGGTATAATTTTTGAACGCAGTTTTCCTTTTGGAACAACTCTTGGACGAGGCTTTGGAAGTTTAATACCTGGCCCAAGTTTAGATGTTTTAACATTCCTCATGGCTTGACCAACAGTCTTTAAATTCTGTAGTGGAGGATTTTTTAGGTTTTGTAATGCTTTAGTTTTTGCAGTTAAAGGTGTTAATCCAGGAAGTTTTAGTTTATTAATAAATTTCTGTGTAATAGTTTTATCAGGAACATTTGGTCCTAAGTTTAATTTTTTTCTTACCTGTGCAACAGCAGATTCTAATGTCTTTGGTTTAGTTTTTCCAAAAACTTTTTTTCCTAATTTATGAATACTTTTTACACCCCATTTAGCTAGTTGAGCAGTACCAAAAAGATCTAAAAACCCTACACTATAATCTAGACCAGGATATTTTATCTGACTTCTTTCAGAACCTCCAAATAATGCACTTATTGCTTCTTCATTTGTTATATTTCTATTTTTTGCAAAATGAGATATTGCTACTTTATTACCTATTTCCTTTGCTTTGTCTTTACCTTTTCCTTCTGCTAAAGCTTTTTTCTCTGCTACTAATCCAGCTTTTTTAGCTCTTGCTTCAGAAGGCGTTCCGCCTCTTTTATGTATTATATCAGCAGCCCTTTTGATATTTCCTCGCCTTCTTTTTCGTTCAGCCATAATATTAATCCTTTATTTTAAAAGACTTGCCTTGTTTATAATCTTCCTCTACAACTACATCCTTTGGAGGTCCTTTTACATCTGGACCCTTTCTGGCTGCACCATAGCCTTGTCCTGTAGGTTTACCTAGAATCTCATTTAGTTTAGGTGGATATTGTAAAAGTGTATGTGGTCCTGGCATTTTATTTCCCCTTCTTAACTTTTCTCCAAACGATATAAGCACCTGCTGCAATAATAATTGCTACAATAACGGCTATACCTATGTTTGAATCCTGTACCTTAATAGGTCCGATTTCAACACTGGAAGGTTGTTCTACAACAGTGGTAATATTTTGTTTCATCTGACCACCATCTTTAACAATCACTTCCTTTTTTATTACTTTATCTTCTTTCATATTAATCTCCCTTAATAATCTTGTGTTGGTGTAAAAGGTGTTTTTATAACTTCAGCTAATCCACCACCATCTCCTGTTGGAAAAGGTGACTCAGGTGTACTTCCACTTCCGCCTAGTTTACCGACAAGTCCTTCAAGACCATCCAGTAATCTTTCAAACCTACCTAAAAAGTTACCTCCTTTACCTCCTCCTCCAAATGGTCCTCCAGAAGGGCTAGGCATTGTTGTAGATGGAGGTTCCATTACTGCTGGTCTAATCATTTCTGGCCTATACTCTTGTGGTCGTCCACTTGGTCTAGGTGTAAAATCTGGTCGACGGCCTCCTCTATCAACAAAGTCTCGTTGCCAAAGTGGATGTTCCTGTTGCCATTCCTGAGATATCATAGCTGGATCTTTTACTGTAGGATTTCCTTGTGTTTCATCAATATTAGTATAATAAGCCATTTCTTCAGGAGATTTTTGCCGTCTATTCATTCTTTCATTTCGTGCCCATTCCATTAATTCAGTAGGACTTTTAGTAACAGAAAGCTGTCCTCTTTTATCTCTAGGAGGAAACATACTATTTAATCCACTATTTTCATTAGCATATATATTTCTATCAGGACCATAAAAACTTTCATTTATTTTTTTTATTTTTTGTTCATACTGTTCTGGTGAAATTCCCATACTAGGATCATAAGATGCAAAACGAGTCATTAGGCTCTCCTCTTCCTACCTTTAGCTGCCATCTTAGCCATCTTCTTTTTACCATACTTCTTACGTCCAATCCATGCTGCCAAGGCTTTAGGGCTTTTAGCTCCACGTTTCTTTAACTTGGCAGTAAGATCTTTAAATCTCTTACCACTAGGTTTACTTTTCTTCTTCTTTGGTGCTTTCATAACCTGTTGCCTTATGCTTGCTCTGCTAACCATTAGTCATATATCATCTTTATAATATCGTTACCACTAAGTCTACCACCTATACTACGATATTGAATTTTACCACCACCCTTTAACTTATTTTCCTTTTTCATTGCTTTAGCAGCTTTAGCTTCCATTTTACTTATACGATTTGCAGAAGCAATAGTTGCACCAATAGCATTATCTGTTTTTTTACTTCTATCTGAAGCAAATGATTTAGCTTTTCTAGCATCACCACCATAAGTATCAACAAGTTTTTTATCTTTTATGCCTTGTTTTCTAACTTTATTATATTCTTCTGTAAACTTATCAGCTTGTTGTTGAAATTTTTTACCTGCTTCTCTATTTCCTTTTTTATATGCAGCTAAAGATTTCTTTTCAAGTTGTGATCTTTTTTTAGTTATTTGACTTAATTTTTTCATCATGTTTGAGTCAGCAGCTTTATATGCAGCCTTACTTTTTTCAAACTTAATTCTATCTTTTTGCTCTAGTGTTAAATTAGCCATTAGCTTTCTCCTTGTTGTACTGGATCAGGAGCACCAGCAGGAGAAGCGGCTACTGCCATATCATCCTGTCTTGTCCTTCTAGCCTGATTCCTGAGTGTTATAATTGCTGATTCATATTGCTGTTGCCATAGAGGAAGTGTATTCCAATCTTTCATATACATTGTAGCTTCCATCATACAACCATAGAACAGGGCATCATAACAATACTCACTAAAGTAATTTGTTGTTGTTACACTTGTACCTGTTGCAGAAGCTAGGGGTAAAGGTTGTGAAACTGTTTGTATTTCTCCTGTTAATGTAGAAGCAGGAGTAGGAACAATATAAATAGAAGTGTTATTTTTTCTAGCATAGTAACGTGGTGTACCAGTAGAGGCACTAACATACGGCCAGTAATCAATAGCATATTCATATGTCCTTTGCAGAAGATTTGTTTTTATACTGGATGCACTGGTAGTATAATTTACATTACGTACAATGCGAACACGATCATTCAGACTAACAACTGGATTACTTGCTGCTAACGTAATAGCTGTATAAACATCAAGACCACAATCATCAATATCCTTGGTCATGCGTAACTCTGTCCTGCTAATAAAATCAGGAATTACACTGGAAAACTCAGTTCCATCATTCTCAGTTGTATTGATAATCGCTGTCTTTAGGTCTGAATACGTACCCATATCAGCCTACAAATGCAGTTAAGACACACCCATCAGTAGGACCAGAAACAGAAACAACACCATATACAGCAACACCCATGTCACCCATATAAATGTCTGATGCTTCACTTGCCACTACCTGAAATTTAATTGCTGTTCCTTCCGCTGTTTTATCTGTAATCTGTCGTTGGCCTTTAATTGAATAAGAACCCCCTGTCGTTGCCACAGCATGTAAAGAAATAATACGAGTTGTAGTAGGTACAGGAGAAGATCCTGATCCATTACTTCCCACAGTTGTACCACTTTCTACATATGTAAGAACAGCATCACCTACTGCTATTGCAGTTTTAATATTTGCTGCCATGTTTTCTCCTTTTAGTTAGAAGAGGGTAGCATAATACTACCCCCTCCTTTTTACACTTAGTTACCAGCGTTACCAAAAAATCCACGCCAATCAGAAACACCAAAGCTATAACGCTCTCGTGCCTTGAAACGAAGATTACCAGTATCGAAATCTGGCTCCATCTTAGTCTGAAGAGGTGAACGAATGAACATTTTAGTTCCATTCGGCACATCCGTTTTGACAAACCAAGCATCAGTATCGGTAAACCGACGATTGATGTAGTAGCCATCTGGCACCATACCCATATGACGAATAGCATTGATAGCATTCGTATTGGGATTGGCTTGGGCTGCACTGGCTCCTGTATTACCAGGGCTGCTGAGAATTTTATCAGCAATAGCCCAAGAGTCTACAGGAATATGCAAACATACTGCACTAGCACCAATCAGAATACCTCGGTCATCCTTGATTTTCTGAACAGTTGTCAGGGCAGTTTCTAGGGTTGATTCTGAAAGATCAGCAGCCGTCAATAAATTCGACTGACTTCCATCAGAAATTGTGGGATGAGAAGCTGAGAAGAAAGCAGCACTATCACCAATAGTATCAGAGAAACCATTGTTGAAAATATTTGCAGCTTTAACCTGTTTGGTATTTGCCATTGCACGGGCCAGACCTTTGGCACGTAACTTAGCAAAAGTATCATACAGGTTGTCTTCCATTGCTTCTTCGGTGATCGCAAAGGCAAGAGCTACTGTCTCTGCCGTATAACGGGCAGTATAGCTTTCCTGTGCATCATCGTAAGAAACGGCAGCACCTTCGCCCTTTGTGGGGGCAGTACCGAAACCCGTGAAGAGGACTTCTTCTTCAAAGGCACGATCAGACTTCTCGATTTCATAGAGAGATTCATGTTCATTATTTACCTCTCCATACTCCATTCCGAATACAGCATTAAGACCCGGAAGGAGTTCTTTGCTAATACTAGCTCTATTAATAGCCATGATTAATTCTCCTTACTAGGCCGAAGAAGCTGTAGCAGTTACGTAACGGTCACGGTGCATATTTAACCAGACCTCTACTATCGGATAAGCATCAGAATCCTTTTCATCAGGATACTTGGCTTTACCGACAACTCTTACTGTTTTTTCGGATTCAGCACCAGAAGCACCATCTAGGTAGTAACTGGATTGTCCAGTGACTGTGCTTCCAGAACTTGCGGTTGAACTTACGGTTACATTATAATTCTTTGCTACGATCAGTTCATTAGCTGATAATGACAAAGAAGCTTGAATGTAGTAGGACTGATCTGGATCAGTTACTACATGGAATTTTATATCCGTGGCACTTGTTCCGCC